GAACCCAGCGGGCGTAATCTGGCGGTCTAACCATGTAATTGGCTTCGGTTCCGTCTGTGTATTTAATTGTTATTAGTTGCTGCATTGTTTGCTCCCGTTTCTATTCTCTAGGAGAAGGTCTCTGTGACCGCACCCTTAGATACCTTGAATGTAAAGTCTACAGTCTGTGCATCTGTTCCGGCTCCACCTGCTGTTGGAAATTCAGGCATAATTGGGAACACGAACTGAGCGCCTGTAGCTGCTGTGAGTGTAACGCTGATGTCTGTATCTGGTGCTGTCTCAGCTGCTGCCCATAGAGCTTCGCATACTGAGTTAGCCTTGCCCCAGTCAGCAAGCATTGAAAGTGCGAATGTGCCTTCGATGTTAGTGGTCTTGTAAGCCTCGCCATCGAGAGTCTGGTAAGTCTCGCGAAGGTTAGTCTTTGTTAGGACTGCGCTTGTTGCTTGTGCCTCGATATCTGTTCCACCTGTGAAAGATAGAGAAATATCGCGACCTGTGATTACTACAGTTGCCATATTATTTTCCTTTAGTTTGTTTGTGTATAGTAGGTAGAAACTCTGATATCGGCCACCAATACATTGGAAGGGCCAACTTGAGTTACTGTTGGTTTTTCAACCGCTCCGACTGTGTACCCTGCTGGGATCACCTTCAGAACACTTATTACGAGCTGCTCGAGGTTATCGAGAGAAGCCGGGTTGCTGTTATATGCAACTGCGACTGAGATTACAAGATTGATTTTAATGTGAAGCGTTGACTTGTTAATGGTCTCTAATTCAAGGTAAGGAGAATCTGGGACTGTAACCACGAATGGCACCATGGGCGCTTCGGGGACATAGGCATAGACATTGCCTGCAACGCTTGCGAAGGCTGTTGCTAGTGGCTGGCGTACTGTGTCAAGGATTGTTGAGGCTGGCATTTATTGCACCATTGAATCGGTGTCGATGTATGCCCCTAAGAGTCCTGATACGCGGTTAAAGAGGCTGCGCCCTAAACGATAAGGCGAGACATTAGTAAAGTCGATTCCCTCGATTTGTCCACCAGGAGCGATACGAGACTGGAACACTTCTACTGACACGGCTAGGACTGCTGACTCGACTGCGCTGACTCCGACATAAGTAGCTGCGCCTGAAAGGGTAGCCTTGCCTGAAGGAATGACATTACGGCCATCGATGTCTGCGTTAGTAATTGAGACTGTAAAGAATCCGTTAAAGTCACGATAAACACCATCTACGAATACTCGAGAATTAGAGTTCATGACATAAGTATCGATGTCGTAGTTGCTAGATTCTAAGATCGTAAAGGTTCCGTTGAATGGGGTTCCGCAGCCTGTGATAACTACGCTCTGACCCTCTGAAAAATTGTTCTCGCCTAGGACTGTGTAGTAAGCAATATTATCCTGGAGTTCAACACGGGATATTGGTGATGCGTAAGTGACGAGCATAGGCAAAATTACGGCCTCAGCTGTATCTATCACATCGGTTAGATATGCGTCACTATAAAGGGATACAGAGACGCCAAGGATTGACCTTAGCTCTGCTACGGTGACTATCGATGCCATCTCTGTATCCTCTCTGTTAAACGACTGGGGGAGCCACCGGGAGCAGCAGCCCCCCCATGATTAGTTATTTAGCCAGCAACCATGTAACGGTATGCGCCTGCTGCAAGCTTTGTAGCAACTGCACCGTAACCGTAGTATCCAACTTGAACCTGACCTGTTGAGATGAGGTTTGTCTGGAGTGAGAGGCGTGGGCTCTCGTACCATGTGTAAGCATCTGGGTTAACGATAATCATTGAGTTATCGCCTACGCCTGCTAGTGCGCGAGAAACGCGAAGGTTTAGACCGAGAAGGTTTCCGCGAATTGCTGTTGCAGTTAAATCTCCGCCAGCGTTCTGAGGGTTGATTGTCTGTTGGAAAATTGGGCGATTTGAACCATCGACCAAGCCCATTAGAACGCCCCATTGATCTGGAGATACGAGGATGTTCTGTGCGAATCCAAGAGTGTTTGAGTAGATTGAAACTGCTGCATCTGCAACGAAGTCTGCTACAAGAGCGCCTGTTGTAAGTGCTGCGCGATCTCCGCCGTTTGTTCCGTTTGTTTCAAGGATGGCGTTAACTCTTGCATCTGTAGCCTTTGCGTATGCGTACTCCATTTGGCGTACAAGTTCAGCAAAGAACGCTGGTGATGAGCGATCTAGAAGCTCGAGTGAGAATGTCTGCTGTCCGATAAACTTCTGAACATTTACAGTTACGAACGCAGCGTTCTGGTCTGTCTCTGATGGTGTTCCGCCTTCAGTTGCGATTGCAACTGTAGGAGCAACTGTAATCTTTGGAATCTCGAAAGACATTCCTGCATCTGGCAATGTGCCGCGTGAGATAGAGTCGATTGTTGGGCGATCTGCGTTTGAGATGCCGTTGATAACTTCAGTTAGCTGGCGTGTAGGTACCAAGCCTGCGTTATCTGTGACGTCTGCAGCGGCTGCTACATACATCTTTGATTCGTCGTTGCCAAGTGAAGCGCGGACTGAGTGCTCGAGATAAGAAGCCTTATCAACGATTGGGTTACGAACAGTTGTTGAAATGTAAGGTGCTGTTGCAGCCTTAACTTCAACTCTTGCAGCCTCTACCGTTTCTGCGGCAGGAGCAACTTCTGGAACGGTAGTGTCTGACACTTGTTCTCCTTCTGTGGTTGATTGTGTTTCTTTCTGAGCTGTCTCAGAAACTTCATTTTCTACTGCCGCTACTTTCGCGACTTCTGCGCCCGGGATTGCACCGTCTGTTACGAGGCTAACCTCGATTAAATTAGATGCGCTAATAGCCATAACGCCATTTTGGTTATCCCAGTCCTCGACATCGACTCCAACGCTAAAATCTGAGCGAAGGCCAGTCGCGGCTTCCTCGAGGGCATCGTTACCGGCTGTTGTCTTTGCGATCTTAAATTCTGCTGTAATGCCTTCTGCATCCTGCTCGAAAGAAACTAACTTTCCGAGAGGGCGAGTGACATCGTGCTGTAAAACTAGCTTGATGTTCTTAGCCATCGTAATGGAATCCTCTTTGAACATCGTGCGGCCTGCTGATGTGTTGCCTTCAGCGTTCCATGTCACAATGCGGCCTGCAATAATGCGAGACTCTGTATCCGCCGCTGTAATGGCGTATGGCATTGTTATTTTCATCGGGTCTCCTTGTTATCAATTAGATCTTCTTCTTCTCTAATCTGCTCGACACTCATGGCGCCAATGCGATTAAGAATCTCGTATACCTGAGCGCGCTGTAAAGCATCTGAGCGCAAGAATTCATCTAAGCTAAATCGAATCTCACCAGTTGACGGGCAGAAATCCGGCATAGATAAACGCTGTTCAATAGCTGCAAGGATTGGCTTCATAGAGAAGTCAATAAGAGAACGGCGCTCTGAAACAGAGTTGCTGTATGTCATGCTCGTAGTTTCTGCGCTTACGAAATATGCAGGAAGGTTGCAGGCGCGAGCCAATTCCAGAGCGACATATTGACGAGCTTCATTCAGCTGTAGTTTGGCTGGATCGATGCCCAACGCCTGCAATTCAACATCTGCATTGAGAAACGCAGTTGACTTTGTAAGGCGAGCAGTTCTCCATGACTCGAGAAGTTTAGAGATTCGCTCGGCTGGAAGGTTAGCGCCGTTAGATTTTAGAACCTGTAATGGAACTGGCTCCTTAGCGAAAGTTTCTGCTGCTTGCTCGAGTGCGTGAGCTGCGCGGATTGTGCGGCCTGCGCGATTGAGTAATCCTTCATCAAGGCCGTAGAACACTACTAGTGATCCGACTCCTTGATTGGGAACTACTGAGCCATCTACTTGATAGCCGACAATCTCTGTCTGTAGGCTGTTAAGTTTAGTTGTTACACGATCCGGTGCTACGCGAGTCCATGCTCGGACTCTGCCTGTATCGCCGTACTGCTCTAATACTTGTCCGTAACCAACTCCGTGAAAGAGTAAGTCCTCAGCGAGCCATGCATAGATAGCAGAGCCAGGAACGCGAGGGTCTGGCTGGTTAATAACTGCCGGTGTTCCCATGTGCGATCCATCGAGCTTTGAATACTGCTCTAGTGGTAGAGCTGCAAGAGTTGAACAGATGATATTTCTTGCGCGAGCAATAGTTGGAACTGCCATAGCCTGTTGACGGCTTGCGACTGACTGTGTAAATACGAAAGGATTAAATGAAGCCGTGTTATTAAACGGCGCAGGGGTAGAAGCAGCATCGACTGTAATCTCGACTGCTGGCTTAGATGATGTAAAGATGTCCCGGATTCCCATTGGACATATTATACGCTACTGTCTAGACATTATCCTATCTGGATGTCTACTTCAGATTCGGCGCGTGTCGCAAAGTGAGTAACCATTGCTGAAGCAACTGCACCGCAGACAATTCCAGAAGCTTTACGCCCCATTACCCAACCGCCATCTCCGCGAGTTAATTTAACGGCGCTTAGGACTTGCTTAGTCAATTCCTCTGTATCCGAATGGGCAAGGCGCATCGATGAAACCGCCGAAACGAATTCATCGCAGGATTGCTGATACTCCTGGCCTGTGATCTCATGAATAGGGATTCCGGCTGGTGCTAATCGAGCTGCAACTGCTGAAGCTGTCGACTTTGAATAAGCCACGGCATTAACCGGGAACTTGCGCACCCAGTAGGCAATATCGTTAGCCATCTCTTTATCATCGAGGTTGACTGGATTAAACCAAGTGTGGAGAAGGACTACCATGAACCTATCCCCACTAATGCGCTGGCCTGCAACTAATGACCCGTGTTTCCTGTCCGGGCTGAGATCAATAGCCATCCAGGTATCGTGCTCTGTGTTCAGCTGAGGCAAATCATCAACTTTGCATTTTTTCCATTCGGCTTCTGAAATGACTGGATTAATCATCGAGACGAATTGGCACAAGATTTCTGTCCTAAAAATGTCCTCACGATCCGATAAACTGTCCTTGATATTATCCTCATGGACTGTATGGCCTAAACTGGGATTGCTCTGGTACCAAGCCTCTTTATCAGTTATCTCGGCTCCGGGTTCAGCACTCCATTCGAA